TGCTATGGCTGCCTTTGCTGGCATCATTGATGTTGCCCAAGAGCTATCACGCTCTTACCTAGCAGATGGCAAGCTTGACGCTGATGAGCTAAACAAGAGCTTTGGCAAGATCGCTGATAAGTCAGGCCCTAGCTCGAAGCCTTAAGCTTCTGGCGTTCCTCATAGGTAGTGCCACCCCAGATGCCATGCATCCCTGCTGACAGGGCATAGTCAAAGCACCTTAGCCTGACTGGACAGTCATTACAAATCTGCTTGGCTACATCCACCATGACCTGCCTAGATTCAGGATCAGGCTCATCATTGGGAAAGAAGACGCTGGGTAGCTCGGCACATTGGACACCATCATTGTTTCTTAAGACTAATGCGACTGCTTCAATGCTCACGCTGCTGCTCTCTCTGTCATCAGCATCATTACTGTTGGGCTGACCTGACCTTTATCATAAGCGTCTTTGATCAGCATTACCCATTGACCTGCATCAAGGCCCATAGCCTTGTAGTCCATCTCAGCCATGAATATATTGCCGCCGTAATATTCAAGAATCTCGGCGAGATTTTTATTTTCCCAGTTAAACACTAAATGTGCCTTCCTATTTAGGTTGGCACACTATACTTAGTAGCGATGCCAACAGCTTGATTGTTGGTTATCAACGCCCTCTAGGAGTTAGCCTTCTAGGGGGCATCTTTTTTATTCAGTTATAGGTTTACCATAGCACCCTAAAAGTATTCGGGGTCTGATTCCAGCAAGTCTTTTGTAAAGTCGTCATTGAGTAGCCACCAGCCACCATGCCCAAAGATAGGCACTTCAGTCGGCGTTTCATGGTTTCTTAGCTTCCAGCCCATCTTGCGACCTAGCTCAGCAAAGCCAGCGTTTGACTCTAGCAAGCCGTTAGCCTCGGCACACAATGGGATGATGTTGCTTGGCTGACTAGCTAGGTGATTCTTACTTCCCATGCCTCGATTGAGCCGGTGATGAGGTATCAGGTCATCGCCTTGAGTGCCACAATGCCAACATCCCAAGTCGCGCTCTAGGTATTTCTGGAACTGTTTCTTAGTCATCGAACGGATCGTAAATCTTGGCTGGCATCTCACCAGGTTGAAAGCCGATAGCGATTGTGGTGTCTGCTACGCCACCATTGACAGCCTCAACAATGTCGGTGTTGTCGGTGTTGTCGGTTATACAGGTATGCCTACGCCGCCATTCTCGGACAAGCTTGATTGCCTGAGCATCATCAGTCTTTATTTTGGCCCCACAAGAGCAGGATTCGGCTATCACCCGATAAGGCTACCAGCTAGGCATGTCGCCATTGGAGTTCGACATTCTTGCTCATTACAGCCATCATTGTGGCTTGGTCTGACAGGGTTTTCATCTTGGTCTTGATCCTGTTGTATTCAGCCCTAGCAAGGTCAGCCTTTAGCTTTTCCTCTACTGCTTGCAACTTAGCCACAGCTTGCCGGTCTGCCACAGTCCCAGAGTTGTTGATAAAGGATAGCGAGATTGCCCTGTCATAAGCTGACTCAGCATCTGCCAGCTTGCACTCGGCATCGTAGAGAGCGTTAGCTCCCTTGTCCATCTCTTTCGTCAGCCTTTGTAATTCCTCGACTATGTGGCCTGGTGTAATAATCTCCATTTTTTAGCCTCTCTGCTTTTTCTCTTTGTAACTTCCAAATGACACTTATTGAATCGAAGTCGCCCACATCAAACTGCTCTTGTAGGCACTCTTGGGTTTCAAGAATTGAGGCTAGTAGAATCCTCTTTGCCTGTAAGTCCATTAGCGATTGCCTTGATCTTGTCGAGTGTGTCATCGGTTGCGCCACCTGTTTTAGCTTGGCTGTATAACAATCGTAAACCCTCGATGTCATTCCCTAATGCCTCGGTCATGGCAAGCCAATCCTTAGCAGTTGCTGAACTCTTGACTTGTCTGTTGCGAACTTCCTCTGATGAGGCAATCCCTTTCTTAGTGTCAACAGCTAGAGCTGCCACCATTGCGCGACCCCATGCTGCTGTTTCAGCGTTCTGAACTTCGCTATCTCTTGTGAAGTTTGTCGGTCCTGGAATTGGCTCCCAAGCTGTTCCGATACCTGGTCGGGAATCATCCGGTGAGCGATAAGCGGCAGCTGTGTAGATAATCCAATCCTTGCCGTTCACGTTTACAAACTCATAGCTGACTTGTTGTAGTGAGCCTTGAGGGAACTTCTCCCTGAACTCGACTATGCGTGTCGCTACATCAATGTAGTCCAATGGACCTTTGTAGTTGTTTGCCATTTCTATTTCCCTTTCTTTTTTTGATTTTCTAACAATCTCAATGCGTAGGTTTTTTTATTCTGAGATGAGCCGTTGAGTAGTAGCAAGGTCTTGTCTTGCTTTTTGCGTTTAGCGACTGTCCAGAGATGTGCCATTTACTTCCCCTTTTCGTGGTGTAGGTATGGCGCGCCACCAGCTCTTGATCTAAGGCTGAGCAGATGCTCACCAAAGACCAGACCTCGCTTAGCCCCATCCATTGCGTTTATTACTCTAGCCTTTAGGTCTGTCATTTTGGCGTTAGCCTTCTCATACTCGTCAACCGAGTTTAGATAGTGCATACCCAAGTCATCAAGGTCAACCTCGGTGTCAACGATGCCAGGCGATAAGGCTCTAATGGTTTCTAGGGTTGAGTTGCTTCCATCCCAGTAAGGCATCTTCATGTCTAGGCAAGCCTGTCTGAATCTGACAGCAGCATCCCAAAGTGTCTGCGCCTCAAACTCATCCCACTCGATGTCAAACTCCATGTAGCTAGAACCTGCGAGCGCAACTAACTTAGCTTGCTTGATGCCAAAGATTCTCATGTACCAAAGAACCTGAGCGCGATAAGCCTGTGGCACACCACTCCAATAGTCGCGTGAGAACTTGACCTCAACGATTCCCCAGTTGCCGTCAGCGTCTTTGTAAAGACCATCAGGGTTAGACCTAGCCCAAGGGTTTTCTTTATTTGCCCATGTTCCTGTTTCGTAGATTTCTAATTCAGGATGCTCGTCAGCAAACAAGTTCAAGATAGGTGACTCAAGAATTGTGCCGAGCTTCATGCTCATGTTCGGTGTGACTTCATCAGGTATCTGACCTGTCTTTTTAGCCCACTTAGTTATTGCCGATTCCCAAGTGCTTAGTCCGGTGATGGCTGCTATGTCTGAGCCACCAACTGCACCTGGTTCGTTGCGTAGATCGTGCCACTCTTGACTGCCGTTGGCAAAGTCCCCTAGTAGGACTGCGTCAAATAACTCATTGGTTTCTGCTGGTAATTTGTTTACTGGCAAGGTTTCCCTCTCTTTTCCTTGTCGCAAGGCCACGCTAACTCTCTCAGCGTGGCTTTGCTATTTCCGATGTTTATACTCTAGGGTTACCCTATGACATTACGCCAGATTGAACGCAAATATATTGAGTTGCAAGAAGCAATAAGAAACAATGATGGGGTCCAATGTGCCTCAGTCCCAGAGGTCTTTTTCCCAGAGGATGAGCATGACCTTGAGATTCGTAAGTCAATGGTCAAGGTAGCCAAAGAAGTCTGCGCTGATTGCCCAGTCAGGCTAAGGTGCTTTGACTATGCCCTATCAGCAGGGATGCATGGAATCTGGGGTGGCACTACCTATGAGGAACGGGTAAAGCTCAGGGCTTCGAGCTAGGGCCTGACTTATCGGCAATCTTGCCAAAGCTCTTGTTTAGCTCTTCTGGATCAATCTTTCCGTCTGCAAGGTAGGAACGAGATAGCTCTTGAGCCACATCAATCACTCCAGCAAAGGCAGCCATAGCAACAGCCTGGATAACCTCAAGTCCAATAACAGCTCCACCGACAAAGATACCGGTGACCTTCAAAATGATGACCGCTAGGGTCCTGCGAGCGATGTCTAACCACATAAGCTAGTCCTTTCGTAAAGGGTAAGTTGCTGCCCAAATGAGAATTGTCACAATTATTGCCCAACCTACAAAGTCTTTGGCAGAGCCTTCAAGGACTACCCAAGCGATACCTAAGCCGAGAATGGTCCAAGACTGGTCAAGCTGGTCCTTTAGAAACTTCAAAACTTCCTACCTGCCAATGCCACTTGGGTAACAATCACAGAGGCAACGATTACTTGTTGCGACTGCTCTCGCACCTCTGGACTTAAATCAGAGCCGATTGAGCGTAGGTTCTCTCCAAGTTTAGCAAGCTGTTCTAACGCTAGTTGAGGTAAGGCTGCTATGTTTTCTATCAAAGTTTGCTCGACTTCAGGCTCTATAACGGGCGTAGGCGTGTTTTCAGGGGTTGGGGTAGGTGATGGGCTTATTTCAGGCTCAATCGTCTCTACGGGGCTTACAGGGCTGATTACAGTAGGTTCTGGCTCTGGCGTAGGTTCAACTGGTGGGGCAGGGGCAGGTTCAGGCTGAGGTTCAACAGTAGGTTCAGGGCTGGGTTCAATCGTAGGCTCAGGGGTTGGCTCTGGGCTAGGTTCGATAGTTGGCTCAGGGCTTGGCTCAATCACTTCCGGCTCTTGCGTAACTTCTGGACTAGGCTCAGGAGATGGTACAGGGCTAGGCTCGGGATCAGGAATATAACCAGGATGGTAAAGCAAAGCAGAATCCAGCTCACCGCCGTCAAAAGATACCACGCTAACAAAAGTGGTGAACTCACCAGCAAAGCCACCCTCGCAGAAGTGCTGGGGAATGTTGCCTTTATCCAAGAAGTAGTCGTTTTCATTGTTCCATCCAATTCCAAAATTTTGTTGATTTCCGTTTGAGTTCTGGCAAGTTACATAGGCTGTGGCTTGTGCGGCATAGGCAGGGATAGGTTGCCAGACCATAAAGAAAACAAAAAAGCCCACAGAGATTATCCGTAGGCTTTTTGAAGTTTGTAATTGTTTGAGCAAGCTATCCCAGTTTTGACCAAGTTAGAGGGCCAACAATTCCGTCTGCTAGTAGGCCATGCTTCTTTTGGAAAGCAACAACAGCAGTGTGGGTCATTGGACCGAATGGACCAGGTGGGTTTACACCTAGCTTGTTTTGTAAGTAAAGAACATCTGGACCTGCTGGCTCTCCACGCTTTAGCTCTGTGCCTCGGTAGGCTCTTGAACCCTTAGCAGGTGCAACACTTGGCTTAGCAGGTGAAGCAGGAATGGCACTTGTAGGTGCGCCTCTAAAGGCTTCATAGTCAATGTTCCCAGCACCCATAGTTGGCTTGCCACCGACTCGGAATGAAAAGTGAAGGTGTGCGCCGTAGCCGTTCTCTTTGCCAAGCCCCGATCCACCAGAAAGCCCGATGACCTGACCCTGCTTTACTTCCTGACCAGCAACTACATCAATGCGTGATAGGTGTAGGTAGTCAGCGTTATGGCCTGATGGAAAGCTCATAAAAATCATCCGACCACCGGAGCCAGTAAAGGTTGGAACGATGCCCGTAACAGTTCCATCAGCAACTGCCTTGACTGGTGTGCCAGTTGCGACTGCGTAGTCAATGCCAGGGTTTAGGGCTGGCTTGGCTCGGTTCTTGTGTCCCTCAAAAGTGTCAGAGATACTGCCGCCGTCAACGGGTCTAATCCATGTGGTCATTATTTTCCTATCGTGCTAATTAGTAAACCGATAATTGCGATTGTTGCTGCCGTTAGCCCTGTGTAGGCAACGCGCTCAATCCAAGCAAGTCTGGCAAGGGTTAGTTCTACTTCTCTAAGGCGTTCAGGCACATCGTCAAGGTGATCCAGTTTTTGTAAGACCTTGACCAGAATTTCGCCATGCTCAAGTTGCTTCTTGTAGATATCAGCTTGCGTAATGCGAACTGAGGTCGTTTCCTCAGCCATTATGCGGTTAGAGCTGCTACTTCAGCTTGGGTTAGACCTAGAGCTAGGAGCTTGGCATTGGCAGAGGCTTTTAGGGCTTCTTGCGCTTCCTGAGCAGCTTCAAGTTCTGCTTGCTGTGCCTCGTAAGCAACACGATCAATCTCACGCTGGGCTAGTTCTGCCTCGGTCAGAGGTACTGTTGTTGATTCGCCTGTGGCACAATCCACAATTACTTTCATTAAGGTATCTGTCATTTTGTTTTCTTTCTTGTTAGCTGGTGGTTACTATTCCGTCAGAGCCTTTTGTGATTTTGTAAAGAGAGAAAGTGCTTCCAGCAACTAGGTTAGACCCAGCAGCGGTAAAGCCTATTTCCATAGAAGTTATGGCTGCTGTGTTATTCCAGCGTCTAGCAATAATGCTTTGATAAGCAGCGGTGGCGTTGGCTTCCGAAACTGTTTCAACGCTCCCTGACTTTGTTGTTGCTGCAGAATAATTTGGCAAATAAACATTTATGCTTGTAAAGGTATCCGCCGTTGAGGTGTTACCATTCACATCTCCAATGTATGAGTTTTCAGTAAAGCTACTGGAGCTTGAGCCATTACCAAAAAGAACTCTTGCTGAATAATTGCCGTCTGTATTATCACCATTGAATCTCAAATCTACAAAATCGTTCACTAAAGCTCTAGCTGTTCTAACTAAACCAACAAGCACAAGGTCTGTTCCGTCTTGCGGTATAGAAGTAAAAGTGATTGAGGCAGCAGCAGTTCCTAGTGTCTTAGTTTCAATTAGTTGCATTGTCATTTATGCCACGATTCCGTAAAGATTGAAAGTTGAACCCACATCGAAGCTTGATGAGGTAAGTGAAACTTCTATTGAAGTAATGGCTGCGGTGTTTGTCCACCTGTTTGCTGAAATAGCAGTTGCGACAGCAGAGTTGTTTCCGCGAGATACAACAGTCTTATGTTTGTCAGTTGCAGAATAATCCATAAAGTTAGTTATGGTGTTGTAATTGAAATCCGTAGAGGCAGAGGCATCTCCACTGAGAGCAAGAACAGTACTTGTTGAAGTAGTTGAAGTAGCTGTGCTGCCGTTTCCAACCACAGAAAGTCTGAAATAGTTACTTCCACTATCTCCATTTACCCTTGCTCTAGGAAATGGAGTTCCCGTAAGTATTTTACAATTCAAGATCATTACTAAGTCCCGATAGGTTGCTGGAATAGAACCAAATGTCACAGTTGCCGCTGAGCTACCCAAGGTCACAGTAGCTAATGCTTTGTATGTTGGTGTCGGCATTGTTATCCTCTTATTCCGTAAAGCGACAAACGAGAGCCAGCAACCATAGTGGCATCACCTGTGATTGTAATTGAAGTTACCGAACTGGTATTTCTCCACAAACCGCTACCTAGAGTGACATTCCAGAAACCAGTAGAAACGCTTGAAGCACCTTGGTATCTTACTGTTTTATTTTTTGTTGTGCTATAAGGGTCAAGAATATCCACAACAGAAGCTCCAAAAGCGTTGGCCGCGCTGTTTGAGTTAGTAGTTCGTTGTAAGTATATTTCAGCTTGAGTAGTTAAAGCAAAGCTTCCAGCAGCTGACCCGTTACCAAAAAGATGATGATTGTCATAAGTAGTGGTACTAATCCCGTTAAATCTTAGAGTCAAGAAAGAACCATTTACTTCAGTACTCGTTGTCCTTGATGAGATTCTAAGTTGTAAATGCTTATAGGTAGATGAGTAATCGCCTAAGCTGCTAAAGGTTACAGATGAAGTAGCACTTCCCAGAATAGTTGTAGAGATTAGCTCGTAATCAGAGCTAAACCCTGAAACCCCTGCTGCCGAAAGAATCCCAAAAGGAATCAACATAGCTAGACCGCCGTAGCGTTACCGATAACTCGGTAGGAGTTTGTACCGACACAGACAACAGACACAGCATCGTAACGCTGAGCAATCTGGTAGGCAGAAGCTGTTGAGCCTCTACCTAGCAAGGTTGTTGCTGTGCCATCACGAGTGATTGTGACAGTTCCAGCACCATCTCGAATAATGTCTATGCGCTCGCCAGGCTGAAAAGCTGTAACAGTTCCAAAGGTAACAACGACTGAGCCGGCAGAGTTCACAAGTAAGGTTTCATAGCGATCAGTTACAGCAACAGTTCCAGATGCGGTTGAGCTGGCAAAGACTACTTCATTAGATAGGTAAAGGTTGACATCGGCAGCCGCTAGGACTTCACCAGCGGTAAATACTTTTCTTGGCATTGTTTTCCTTAGTTGTGTTGTTTAGAGTTTAGCAGTTAGTAAGTTAGGCGGTCATCGTCAAGGACACCAAATACAGGGTCATCAAGTACGAACAGACCAAAGTCCAGTCTTTCAAGGGATAGGATTATTCGCTTTTCATTGTTAGACCAGTCGTGGCTGATGCCGATTACTCGGACATACTGATCAATAGCAGGTGGGATTCCTGATGGGGTAAACCTAACCTGAACTATGTCCCCAATCTCTAGGTCTAGTACCTCATTTTGCTGTGCCTCTGTAAGCACATCAAGCACCACAGACAAGCTCTCAAAGCGATACTGAGGTTGCTTGAATCTGGACAAAAGGAAGTTAGCCAAAGACTGAAGGTCAGTAGCTGAGTCGGTTAGTAATCCTGTAACGCTGTAAGACCTTGCACCATAAGTTACCTGTGAATCTAGGTCCTCAGCGATAACCTCATCTGGCACAACTTTATTGTTGGCTAACACCACTCGGTTATACAGTTGCTCTGATCCATAGACAACGCTTAGGTCAGCAAAGGGTATGACTGTAAAGCCTGGCACAGAGCTTTCATCTGTAAAGATTAGGTCAACAGCTCCAGGTGCTGAGTTTCTTTCCTTGAATACAAATTTGCCATCCTTAGAGATAAAGACCTCACCTGCCTCGCTAGTGCCAATTAGCTGAAGGTAGGCAACAGCCTGAGCGCCTTCGGTTATGGCGACATTGCTGAGTAAGGTATCACCGGTGTCAATGCTTCTTTTGTCACTAGGCCAAGCGACCTCTGGCAGGTCAAGGATGCGCGTGACTCTAGCACCAGATAACTCTGATGAAACGCTGGTTGCTGGCAGGTTGTTAGTGGTGATTGTCTTTAGGGCATCTGAGCTTTGGATGCTGACAATGGATCGGTTGTTTGGCTGATAGCCGATGTCAAGGTCATCAATAAAGCCATAGATAACTGGGTAGCCATTACAGCTAACCCTGACTTCTCGACCTGGTATGAGCTGACCAAAGTATGGACCAGCAGAATAAAGTGGGTCAAAAACCCTGTCAGAATTATCTACAACAAAGTCAATCGTTCCAGCGTCAATGCGATCTAGTGCTTGTGACTTACCTCTGGTTGTTGAGGCAGACATTAGCCTGTCGGTGATGTCAAAGAACCTGTCACCACTTAGGGTGTATTCGGTGTTGTCTAGCACACCTCTAACTGCATCATTCAATAGAAAGCTGTTAGGGTCCCTAGCTCCAAGGTTTAGACCAAGCTCTATCTTGACTGCTGGTGCTGCCATCAGGCACCTTGCCAGACAGCCCCAGAGCTTCGCTCGTAGGCTTTGATAGCGTCAACGATTGACTTACCGATAGTCGCGCCTGAGCCAACTCCACCATTGACAGTTATGTTGTAAGTGTTTCCACCCTTGCCACCAAAGTCTTTCATGCGGTCAAGTGGGATAACAGCCTCAGCCTGTCCACCCTCACCGATGTTGGCGAGCACTCCACCAGGTCTAGGCATTACGATTCCACCCTCGGCAAGTCTTGGGATTGTTAGGGTAGGAATTGAAGGTATCTGGAGATTTATTCCTATTGCCTTGCCAGCTCCAAGGACTCGGTTGATTGCACCTAAAAGTCCATTGATACCGCCAATAATAAAATTGATGTAGCCCTCGACAAAGGCTAGTGCCCCATTGAGCGCACCTCTAGCAATGCCACCTATTGTTCCAAAGACAGCAGCAAAGAAACCACCGATAGCATTTATTGCGTTGCGGAAACCGATGACAAAGTTAGCAAGCCCAATAGCAACATCTTTGAATAGCTTGTCCCAGCCACCATAGAGCTTTACTAGCCAGTCCACAAACAAGACAACAGCCGCTGTTCCAAGGGCAATGTAAGTAATAACCTTGACAATCGGGTTAGCGTTCAGAGCAAAGTTCACAGCAAGAATAGCAACAGCGAGAGCAGCAAAGATTCCAGCCAAAATAGTAAAGACAACAGAGTTTTCTGCAACATACTCAGCAAAGCCTGTAAAGAGTGGCACAAGAACTTGCATCACAGGAATAAGTACTTTACCAATTTCAAGTCCCATGTTTTGATAAGCAACTGCTTGTCGCTCAAGAACTCTAGATTTATCAATCTCGTCAAAAGCTTTTTGGGCTGAATCCGCTGCATCACTTTGGCGTTCCAGCTCATCGGCAAACCTTCCAGCACCGACCCCAGCAAGAACGTTAATTGCGTTGACAGCCTCTACTCTGCCAAGTAAGACTTTCATCTGAGAGGATGAGCCGCCAGTTGCTTCATAAACTGCATCCATCGCAAATTTCAAACCTTCTTGGGCAATGGCAGCTTCACCTGACTCGTAACCAAGACTGTTAAAGAGTGCAGTCATTTCCTTACTTGGATCGCTAAGCGCAACAAGAGCAGCTCTAATCTGAGTTGTAGCCTCAGCAGTTGGAACACCAGCGGCAGTTAATGCTGCGATAGCAGCGTTGACCTCGGTAAAGGAAACCTTGGCTGCTGCTGCCGCAGGTGCCACGTTGAAAAGAGATGCAGATAGCTCTTCAAAAGTTGTCTTACCACCATTTACAGCTGCAAACATAGAATCTGCAACTGCCTCAGCCATACTAATATCAAGCCCAAAAGCGTTGATAACAGTAGTTAAACCATCAACAGCAGTTTCGACATTGGTCACACCAGCGATGGCAGCTGTTGCAGCAACCTGCATAAATTCAAGAGCATTTTCTTTTGGAACACCAGCGGATAAAGCTTCGTAAAGACCATTGGTTAAAACGCTTTGAGCAATTCCAAACTCATTAGATAGGTCCTTTACCAATAAACTAAACTCATCAAAAGTTTGTGTGGCTGCATCCCCAGTCAGCCCTGTAAGGGAAACAATTTCCCTGAGTCCAATAGCTAAGTCAGTTGCGTCTGTTACTGCTTTATTTGCACCAGCAGCCAAAGCACCAAGACCGATAATGGCAGCTGGAGCTAGTGATCTAGTTATAGCACCGAGCTTTTCGATTGGCGTATTGAGTCTTTTCAGCTCTCTTTCGAGCTTGTCAAAACCAGCACCATTGAAGTTGCTGAGGATGTTGATGTTAATTGACATTAGCCAGCATCCTTTGTGATTTGCAAATTACGATTTACGCCAGCCATATATTCCTCGACACCACTCAAGACGCTTGCCTGAATGAATGGGAGTTGACCTTCAGCCTCTGACCAAATATACCGAGAGGGTTTATTCTTAAGAGCAGCAATCATGTTCTGACCTTGCGTTGTTACCTTGTGCTTTCGGATAGTGCCACGCCAAGGATAGCTAGAGGTTTCTGACTTGCGTGTCAGACCCGACTTGCCAGCCATGTCAGCGATGTTGAAAGCAACTCCACCGAATCTAACAGCCAGCAAAGGTGTAGAACCAGTTGTGCCACTACGAGCATTACGACCTGATACCTCGGTCTTGAAAGTGCCTGGCTTCCAAGCTGTGCGACCTCGGTGATTTCTAAAGCCTCGAGTTGGTCCAAGCATGGGCGCGTTAGAAATAACTCTGTTACCTAAGAGGTCGCCTGTGCGCTTCATGTGTGCGCGGATAGCAAAGAATAGGTCTTGGTCAACCTTGCGGATTTCGGCAAGGGTTTCCCTAACGCCGTACACCTCGACTGAGTTACTTATCATCTTTTACCTACGCTTATTCATGGCTTCTGATTTACCCTTCAGATACATCTGCATGGTAAACAGCATCCGTTCGGATTCGTGCATTAGCACCGATGGTGCAATCCCTGTTTCACAAGCTAAGGCTGCAATAAAGAGATGGGAGCTTTTATCTCCCAGTCCCTTTATTCCTTTACTTTTGGGTTTGTTTCGTCACCTTCGATGTTCTCAAGGGTGTCAACAAAGTCCTCAAAGCTCTTGTCAGTTTGCTTCTTGCGGCGTAGGGCGTTCCAAACAATGTAGGCAAGGTAAGTCAGGCGTGGGTCTTTCTGAATCGTTGTAACTGCAACATTGAACTTATCCTCGAAGGCGATGAAGTCCGGCGTGCCACATACAACTGATTCCTTAGAACCATCTACAAACTCAACTTTGAAAGGGATTTGCATGGTTCTATGCAGTCGCCCTAGTGAGAGCCCCACTCAGCGGCCAAGTGATTCCTACGGTAGCTAGGTCCCCGACCGTTGAAGCGTAAGGGGTATATGAAGTTACCAAAAAAGAACCAGAGTAGCTAGGGTTCGATGAGGTTACAGTTCCTGAAGTTGGGACAACAGTTACAGTTGCGTTGGTTCCTAGTAGAGGCCAAAGAATTGAGTCAAGTGCGCCAGCAGCAAAGTCCTGGTGGAACTCTAGAGTAATTGAGCCAGATTTTAACCCCGATATCCTCGTTCTCCACTCAGACCCGAAAGCCGTAGTTTCTTGTTCATCAATTTCGATTGGTAATTCAACAGATGCTAGCGAGGTGCTGAGGTTAGTTCCGTTGATGGTGACTTTATAGTCGGTTGCTACGAATTTTGCCAATTTATGTTTCTCCTAATCGGCAAATACATCAACAGCAAATTCAGCCGCTAAGTAAGTGCCCTCATTCATTTGGATGGGTGTGTAATTTGTCATTTCAGTCACTCGGCAATCATAGGCGTAACCACCAAGTGTCTTATCTGATTCTACTGCGTTCTTGATACTTGAGGTGCCTGTGCTAGAGCAGAAGGCATCAAGCGATCTCTGCGCGTACTTTTCTGCTGCCCTGCCAACAACGACAACAACAGAAAACTTATAAAGCGTAAGACCCTTATTGAAGGCTTGGTTGTAGTCCACGCTAGTTGGCCTGACTAGGGCAATAGGTGGGTTTGGGTTATCGGGCATTTCTGCGCTGGTGCGAAGTCCAGCGATTGTCCCAAGGTTGGTGGCAATAGCCGTTCTTAGCTGGCTGATGAGTGCCACTATGCAAACCTGATTCTGCGGTAAGGGCTCACTAGCTGTGCCACATCTGGGTCGAGCTGGTTGCTGACTCGCATGATTCCGATGTCAGAGATACCTGCCACACCTAGAGGGCTGTCTAGTCGCTTGTAGATTCGGCTGGACTGAATTACACAGGCTTGGGTTACAGCGATTGGAACTGCTGACCAACCCCAAGTGCCGGTGACCTGGACAGTTGCCTCACCTTCCCATTGGGTAAACAAGTAATCCCCAACAGCGCGGATGTGAGTGTATGAAGTAGGCAAGCCGTCAACTCTGCCGTTTAGTGGCTCAAGCTGGTAGTCGTTAGCTGTCCAAGTTTGGTCAAAGCTTCCGTCATCATCTGACTTGGTTTTGAGGTCAGTCAAGGTAATTAGATCGTCAATCTCAACCTGAAGGTAATCCATCGGGGTAAAGATTCTGGTTGCTGTGCCTAGAGCTGAGAAGCTGCGGTTGGTGTATCCGTCAATCGCGCGAGAGCCTGACTCAATAGCCATTTCTAGCAGAGTGTCATCAACTGTGTCTGTGATTCTTAGTGCTGCCTTGACTTGAGTAAGTGAGGCGTAGCCTTGAGTGATAGCCATAATATTCCTATTCTACTGGTCGCTTGATACGCTCTAAAAGCCCAGCTCTTGTCTAACCTTAGCGATGTGTGCGAAACCTATTTGGTCATTTGAGGCTGGCCTACCAACGCCACTCATTGTGACCCTGCCATAACCTAAGTCATGGACAATTCTAACTGTTGAAGCGTGAAAGGGTTTGGCACCAGCAGCAACACAGCGAATGTAAAGCTCCCAGTCATCGTAGATAGCACCCTTGGTGTGTCCACCTGTGCGCTCAAATAGTTCTCGCTTGATAGGTGCAGCACCAGGGCAGGTCATCTCGTAGGGTAGCCTTTCAGGTATCCAGCGACCTTCCATGATTGAGCCGTTGTGCTTTATTTGTAGCTTGTCAATGTAGATGTCACAACCTTCTTGATCTGCTTGCTCTAGCTCGTCAAAGGCACCAGGTAGGTAGTGGTCGTCAACATTACAAACTGAAATCCAGTCGGTAGTCTGCTTGGCTTGGATAGCAAGCATGAAGTCAGCAAACTCGCCTTCCATCTCGATTGGGTTGGTTATTGCTTTGTACTCATCTGGGATAAGGGATTCAACATAGTCTTTATTCTGGCTGTCATGGCAGATAACGATTGCATCGGGTTGCCTGTTTAGGCTCTTGACACCTTCCCACCATTGAGGCAGAAACTCGCTGTAAGCTGTGCCAAATAAGCTGACACCAATGCCGATGGTTATGCCAGAGCTGTTTCCCAAAACAATTCCTTTGACTTGGTGATTAGGTCGGTCAAGACAGCTGGGTCACGCCAGTTTGGAACTGAGGTAATGCCGGCATGGTCGTTGGTGTGAACCTCGCAACCTGACAGCACAGCCTCGATGATTACTCTTGGCTCGCCATCAAAGCCATTAGGCAACAATACAAAGTGCTTAGCTCTGCTCATAGTTTCTAGCACCTCAGCCCTTGGCTTGTCAGTCATCATCACTAGCGGTATGCCTTGCTCATCTGCCCAAGCCTGTGCCTCGGCTGGGCCTTTCTGCTGGTGCATCCTTGCTGCCCATAGCGCAAAGTTTTCCTTGGGCTTGACACTC